CACTCAGCCCCATTACATCAAGAGAGTAATGGGGCTGTGTTCGCTCGCTGGCGCTCGCTGGTGCATATCTATTCGCTAACCGCGCTCACGCTTGGTTACAAAATAGAAACGCCGAGGCAAAGCCTCGACGCTTTCTATTTTATTTTTTCTTCTTCTTATTAGAATCAGAAATTTCTTGAGCACCTTCTGAAAGCCAACGATTAAGACGACCATGCCAAGTATCCTTGTTGGATTCATTAGTACCACAAAAAAGAGCATTATCCTTAAACAAAGAAGTAAACAAATCCTTACCAGACGAACCTAAACCAGAACCAGAAGAACCAGAACCAGAAGAACCATCACCAGCAACAGTTTTAATAAGCTCACGAACAAAACCCCAAGGACTGTTAGGGTTTAGTATCTGCTGATCCGTTGCGTACTTACTCGCAGCATAAGACATATTAGCGCCATACTTAGAAACGTCGGCACCGATCTGAGCAACGAGCTTCTCCATAGCGGTATACTTGTCTGCAACTGCTTCCTGTGTCCGTGCATTAACGTTTGCAGTTTGCAACTGGGTTTGAGCAGAAAGCACCGATCCAAGCATTTGCACAAGAGCAGCATTAGCAGAGGTATCAACCTCACCTTTAGCTCCGGCAGAGGTCACACCAGAAGCAGTAGCGCCGGAGGTAACGGCAGCGCCGTTACCTCCCATAGCACTAAGCACCGGGTTAAGACCAGCAGCTTTAAGGTCTCTTATCTCACGCTGATGAGCAGTGTTGGACATGTATTCCTGCCAAGAACGGCTTTTAGCAGCTTCCTGAGCGTTGAACTGCATAGCCAAGGCATTTTGACGCTCCTGCCAGTCACGTTGCTCAGAAGCCATCTGAGCGCTTTTAGCGGTGTTTTCCGAAGCAGTCCTCGTAATACGAGAAAGAGCAGAATCTAAATTACCAACAGCCGGCACACTCTGAACCTGAGCAGCATCCTTACCAGAAGTCATTAAATCACCTCTCAATGATGGTCAATGAGACCGGGAATAGAATACATAGGCATCGGACGGGTAGTCCGGTTCTTGATATATATATCAGCAAAAAGCTGATTGCTAACGCTAGAAGTGACAGCAAGCACACGATCAACGTTAGCTTTATCCTCACGAATCCACGAATCAGAGAGCATAGGCAGCGCGGAATAATCATCTGCAAGATGCCAAACATCGAGGGACTGCGCGTACTGAGAACGCATTTCGCCAGTAACGCGGGACGGCTTGTAGCGGTAATCGGCCCACGCTTCCTGATAACCGAAAACCTGATCATCGATGACAGCACCAGCAGAATCCTTAACAGACGGACCTTGAGCAAAAATCTCCTTGTTCTTCACAGCCTGTTCGCCGATATTGGCGAAAACAGGCCAATAGTAATCAAAGCGATCCTTACGAGACCAGAAACGTTCAAGACCTTGCTGGTAAGTGTGATCGTAACGAGCAACCATAACGCCAATGACAAAGCCATGCTCCGTAAAAGACTTGGTAAAATCGGAATGCGTGTCCGTAGTAACAGACATACCGGTTACAGTACCCTGTGCAGTCTCGCCAGAAGCCGTAGCAGACTGCTGCACAACCTGATTGATATTGATGGGGACACGGTTACCGCCGAGATATTCGGGACGCTGAAGGCGGGCATCAGGAGAAGTCACGCCAAAATGAGACTTGAGAATTTCAATATAGCGAGAACCGCCGCGGGCATCTTTCTCATAGAGCTTCTGAATCTGAAAAGCCATACGAAGCTGATTGATCGTAGCAGCAGCAGCATTTCCGGAAGCAACAGCAATCAAACCAGACTTAGATAAATCATCACCAAGCTGAGAAACAGTAGCAACACCTACAGAACCATTCAAATTAGACGAAGAAGGAACTGCCGTACCAACAGAAGAACCAAGAGAACCACTATTGACAGCCAAAGTTGAACCACCAGGAACACTCTGATAACCGAAAAGACCAGTCAAAGAACCATCGGTCAAACCTAAAGACTTACCATTACCAACAACCGCATAGTTACCAGCAGAAGCAACAGGAATAGTTACATCCGGACCCTTCTGAGGAGAAGGAAGGCAGCTTGTGAAATAGTCATGATACTTAGCAGCCTTATAGGGAAGACCGCCTTTTGCAACATCGGTCACAAACGTGCCGGTATTAACGCCGGCTACAGTAGCATCATCGACGGGAACAACGAGCGGGTCAGATAGGTTTTCATCACGAAACCACTCATTCATCACCAGGGCATAAGCTCGGAAGGGAAGAGCACTAACGGAAAGATTAGGAACGCCAGTAGGGATACCGAGATAATCGGCAATAGTTCCAACAGACCATCCGCTATCAGCAGGAGCAGTAATCTGAGGAATTTCATACACTGTCTGAGGAATCCATGCAGATTCAGTATTTTCACCGTTGAACTGCTTCCAATGAGACCAAGTAAGCCGGTTCGGTACAAAGAAGAAATATGTGTCAAGATAGATGTTATCCATGACCGGAGTGAGCAGCGTTTGCAGGCGCACAACCTTGGATGTGTCCACGTTGAACGTATCTCCCGGTAAAACTTCGTCAAGAAAAAAAGGTACAATGTCACCAACATTAAACGAAGTCTTAAGAGAATGCGAGCGGTCAAACGTCGAACGCCGAATATCAATATTCGTGGGATTAAGCGCGAAATGAGATTCAACATTACGGTTCATTCGGTAACCTCCTTTTTCGGCTCAACAGCCGGTTTTTCCTCCTGGGACGGGTCAGACCCTCGCTCGGGCTTGATTCCGAGCTTGTCGAGGAAGTCAGGCTTGTCCATGCCAGCCATAAACTCCGCAAAGTTGTGGTTAAACTTCGCACGAATATCAACCGGAAGAGAATTGAAAAAGCACTGACCTTCATTGACCCTGTTCAGAAGCTCAGCATAGGACGAAGGCATATTGGTGAAATCACCATAAGCGCCTTGGACACGCGAAAGCGCGTCAACGTCGCCATTCTGAAATCGAGCAAGAATTACGTGAATATCTACGGATTCGGCGTGGGATTGAATGAAATCGTAAAGGTCTTCTTTGCCAGATTCAACGAGATCCATAACTCCATTCTCATCAAATTTAGGCTGATAGAGAATCCTTTCGCGCTGACCTCCATTTGAAATGAAACGAGTTCGCGGACGATACTGAGTAGAGAAGACAAACTTTCCATCATACATAATCAAACATCCTTTCTTTGGATGGACGTACCATCCAAAATCACCTCGGGAAGCTGAGTAGAGATCGTGCCGGTCTCATTGTCAAACTCACCAATCTTACAAAGGGAATAATCTTCAATGTGGGAGAACAGCAGACTTTCCTTCTGCATACAAGCATGAGCGAAGTTACGCATAGCGGAAGAATCATTCTGGTCTACCGTAGGCGGGAGAAAGCCCGTGCGGGCATCACGGATAGAATATACACCGTACTTCATTCTTTTGCCTCCGTAAAAATAGAAATATTCTTGCCGGGGAAACGTTCAGCAGCATCTACAAGAAAATGATGCTCCATCCAATCAGGGCCAATTGCAACGATATGACCATCCACAACAAGACAAATCACAGCCGGATACCTCCTCGGAAAACAGTCGGATTAATGTTAATCTTCTTGGACTTGGCCGCAGTACGACGAAAGACCTTCTTGTCTTTCTTGGGACGCATCTTCTTACGCATTAGATAGAACTCCTTTTTAATGATTTTATTCGGGCCAGCTGGTTACGTTCTTCAACGGCAAGCTGGTCTAAATAACTAAGTGTGGTTTTCTGTAATTTTGCTTTCTGCGCTTCAGCTGCCATCTTCTGACGAACAGCTTTAAATCTGGCAGATTCTTCCGGACAATCGACATCAAAGAGCTTGTCATAATACTTCGGAGGTCTAAACTTCCTACCTCCTTTCTCAGTCGAAATGTTGATGAACTCATGTTCATATAGGTCAGGGTGATCATCATAATACTGCCGGGCAATGCCAGGCTTGCGAGACATAAGCGAAAATTCAGGAACGATATTGAAATTCTCGTAGAACTCAGCTTCAGGGCCGGTAAGCTTCTTCATGACATAACGAGCGGTATAAGCGCAAGTCTCCCAGGTCACAGGAGCTACAACAGCAAAGCCAGACGACCAAACATCTTGCAGAGAAGCAGAATTGAAATATTGAAAACCTTGCGCAGATCGCTTGTAAGGAACAAGGTCATGGAGTTCCAATCCAAAAATGATTGCATGATAATGAGGGCGAAACGTCTCTGAACCATACTCACCGGAAGCAAAAAAACGAATACCGTCTCCAAACTTCTTTCGGAGACGCTTCATAAAAAGCTGAAAATCACGCTTCACAAGGGACATACTCGGCAGGGCCTCGCCGGTCTCCGGATCAGCATAATAGTGGATCGGAACATGAGAATCATCGTAAGTAAGCGTTACAAAGTAACTTGACTTGTGATATGCAAGCTCCAACATACAACGGTTTGCCCATTCACGAGATCTTTGAAGACGACAACCGGAACACTTACCGCAAGGAATTTCGATGAACTCCGTAACATCACCGGGACGGCCATAAGCAGGATGCGTACAACAAGAAAAACCTTCACCGGAACGCTCAAGATGGTCTACCTCATAACACGTCACCTTGAGCAACCGTTTACCGTCTTTTTCACCTAAAACAAAGGCTTTAAGCGGATGATAACATGGCAAGAAATCACCTTCTTTGTATGGGGATATCGTACCCCCATCACAAAAATTCAGGAGGACAAATCAAAGAAAAGAACAAATAATAACAATTAGAGCAACACCAGCTCCAACAAGCAAAAGCATCTGTAAACAAAAATCATCAAGCATTTTATCTTTATCATCATTTTTCATTTAATCACCTTACAGTTTATTATATTCATTAGTATATCATATATTCATAGCTTGTCAATAACCTAAAGAGAGCATTTTGCTTATCGCGGTGTCACTCAGCCCCATTACATCAAGAGAGTAATGGGGCTGTGTTCGCTCGCTGGCGCTCGCTGGTGCATATCTATTCGCTGTGCGCGCTAACGCTTGCATGCAAAACAGAAACTCCGAAGCAAAGCTCCGGAGCTTTCTGTTTTATTTATCTCTGATGCTTAGAGCGTTTTGGACCTGAACCAAGAAGAGCAGCATTATACTTTTCCATAAGCTTAGCGTACTGTTCAGCAGAAACAGAACCTTCACCGGAAGTAGAACCGCCAGTAACATCAAAGCCAAGAGACTTGAGAATAGAATTAACAGCTTGAACATAATTAGAAGGATAGTTCTGCTCAAGAAAAACCTGATTCTCAAATCCTTTATCAGTCTGATACTTACCAAGAGCATAGTGCATATCAGCATTATACCTAGAGCCAGCGTAACCAAGCTGTGCACCATACTTAGAAGCATCGGCGCCAATCTGAGCAACGAGCTTCTCCATAGCGGTATACTTGTCTGCAACTGCTTCCTGTG